TTTGGCACGCTCTTTGCAACTGCAAGAACCATGCCAATAGGGTTTGGCACGCTCTTTGCAACTGCAAGAGCCATGCCATTAGGGGGGCCCCAAATTTGACATGTCAATAGATGGGGGGAACCCCAAAAATATCTGCTTGAATTTTTAACATTGGAGTTGATTCTGAGCTTTGGAGACAGTTTTTGGTTTTCTATTTTTACAGTAGAAAAAAAAGTATTAAACTAGGTGTATACAAGGAGGCATTATGTATAAAAAATATGGTAAAGGTTTTTCAGAAGAGACTACAAAAGTACAAGTTTTTTATTTAGATATAGAACCGACAGCGAAGGGGCGTCCTCGTTTTACGAAGGGAGGAAGAACGTATACTCCGAAGAAAACGAAGGAGGCATCATCTTTGATTTCAAATCATATAAAGATGACAAACAAGTGGGATAAGTTGGAGAAGGGAGAACCTGTTGGTGTGTATATTCGTTTCTTTTGCAAGCGTCCTAAGAGTTTGGGTAAAGGAGATAGATTGTTAAAGACAACGAAGCCAGACTTAGACAACTATATTAAGTTGATATTGGATGGTATGAATGAATCGGGTATATGGCATGATGACAGTCAGGTGGTTGAGATTCTTGCGCAAAAATGGTATTGTGCAGATTATCAGGAACCACAGATACAAGTACAGGTGAATAGACTATGAGTATGAAGATTACAAACAAGCATAAGAAAGCGGCATTATTGGTAGCGCAAGGTTATTTAAGTTTGAAACAGATTGCCGATGAGGTACAGGTTTCGAAGCAAACGATTGTGACTTGGAAGCAGAAAGCGGAGTTTAAGGCTTTGGTCATGGGATATAATGAGCCTTTATTGGATATGGAGGTTAGAGAGAAGAATCTTATTGATGCTGCGTACAGAGCATTGCAGATTATTATGGAGAATAGTGTCAATGATTCTGCAAAGGTGACAGCTGCAAAGTATGTTATTGATACGTTTCGCAATGGTAAGAAAAGTATTGGTGGTAAGACTTCGATAGAGAACAATGAAGAGATGAACAACATTTTGAAGTTAGTTAAGAAATGAGTGTTCCGTATATTTCGTACAAGGTAGCAAGGCGTTATCGAAAAGATATGCGGGAGATACTTTCTGATCCTGTAAAGTTTTTTAAGCTGCTTCGTGTACAGGATAAATATAGTGGAGCGTATAAGCAGTTTGATTTATATCCTGAGCAGGAGTCTCTTCTTCGGCAAGTGCAAACGCACAATAAGGTTATTGTAGTAAAGCCTCGTCAGATTGGTGTAAGTACGTTGTTGAGGGCGTATGCATTTTGGAAGGTGTATACGAGTAAAGATCCGATTAAGTATGGTGTACTTTCTTTTCACGATCGTTCGGCTAAACATTTAAGGAAGATGGACAACTTGTTTCTTGCCGGTTTGCCGGACATGTTGAAGCGTCATTGTTCGATTGACAATACTACGGATTTGATTTTTGATGACACACAAGCTGGCCTATCTTCGTATACTGCTAGATCTAGTGGAGGGACTCGTTCATTTACGCTGAACAGTGCGCATTTGAGCGAGTTTGCTTTCTACCCAGACCAAGAAGAAGTATTGGCTCAAGTAATAGCGACAGTGGGTAGAGGACAGATTGTGATAGAGTCTACGCCAAATACGGTTGGAGATATATTCCACAAGTTGTGTACACAGGCTCCTGATAATGGTTGGCATTTGGTGACGTTTTGGTGGTGGCAACATGAGAACTATCGGACTCCAGCACCGACAGACATGATATACACAGAAGAGGAAGAGAAGCTAATAAACTTGTATGGTTTGGATGATGACCAGCTTCAGTGGCGCAGAGAACAGGTAGCTACGATTGGCATTGATAAGTTTAAACGAGAGTACCCTGCAAGTATTGATGATGCGTTTTCGTTTGGTTCTTCCGCGTATTTTGATCCTGATGCATTGGATTTGATTGAGCCTATAATCTTTGAAGGTGCTGAACGCGAGTACGAAGATGAGGTGTATGATGATGATGTGTATGCCATTGGAGTGGATGTTGCTGGTGGTGTGGGTGGTGATTATAGCTGTATCTGTGTGGTTTCTTGTTCCTCCAGAGAAGTAGTATATCAGTACAGATGCAATACGATTACTCCGGTAGAGTTTTCGGAGAAGTTGTTATGGATTGGTCAGAAGTATAATGATGCTATGATTTTGTGTGAAAGCAATAATCATGGTCATGTGGTGATACAAAAGATGCTTGACTATGGATATATGAATCTTTGGTATGGTGTCGATGGCAAGCATTGGAATACAACAGCCAAGAGTAAGATTGAGGCATACGAGATTTTGAGGGAGATTGTTTCTCAGAATATGTTGAGCAGACTTGATATGACAACATTGATGGAGTTGCGCAGTATGACGATATATAAGGTGGCTCCTGAAGCTCCTCCAGGTTTACATGATGATATGGCTGATGCAATGGCATTGTCATATCGATGCATGAGAGATATACCAAGTTATATGATTCGGAATGCAAAACAAGGTTTGATGGAAAGATTAATTAGCAATCGCCGAGCAAAACGTATAAGATTGATGAGACTACCATACAAGAGTGCGCAATGAAAGCAAAGATAGCAGAAGCATTATATAGAAGGCATGAAGCGTATTGGGATGACCAAAAGGCTGAACTGAGAAAACTTCGTGCAGCATATATGACGAGGTATTGGGATAAAGAGTATGCTCCTGACCAAGTCTTGATTGAAACAACACGAGCATATGAATACATAGAAGGATATATCGCATCGTTGTATGCACGAAACCCGTCTGTTATTGTCAAGGGTGATGTACGAGGAAGAGGGGATTCACAGAAAGTTCAAGCCCTATCCAATGCGTTCCTTGATAAGATTCGAACACAGATAGAGGACGTGTCACGATTGGCATTGATATATCCATGCGCTTTTCTGAAACTGTATGCGACACAGCATCCAGATCCTTTTAAGCGTGTGGGTGTGTCTGCTGTAGCAGCTTGGGACATTATTGTTGATCAGGATGCGCCAAGTTGGACACAACAAAAGTATGTAGGTCATCGGTATCATCTTACATTGCAAGAAGCAAAAGAGAAGTATGGTGCAAAGAAGTATGATTCACACCAGCTTGTACGATTTCTTGACTACAATAATGATGACTTGAATGCCAACTATCTTGGTATAGATATGTCTCAGCTGAATAAAAGTGGAGCAGAACCACAGTCTCCATTTGAATATGTTGAGGTTGTAGAGTTTTATGATTTGGTAAACAACAAAATGTATGTGTGGAGTCCAGATTATAGCAATGGAGAGAAGTGGTTGTATGATGGTTTAGAGATAGAGATAGGTGATGGAGAACACAACGAAATACAGAAATACGATCAGATTCCTTTTGTGGATGCTGCTAATAATCCTCTTGCTCCTATTGTCCCATTATATTTTTCTCGTCAACCAGACTTACCTTTGCGAGGCTACTCCGCACTACGAAGAGTGTATAGCCAGGTAGAAGAGACAAACATTATTCGTACTTATCAATCGACAATGGTTCGTAGAGCAGCGCGACAATGGATTGTTAAGAAAGGTGTATTCAGTGATGAGGATATGGCGAAACTTGCTTTGGGTGCAGATGGTGAATATATCGAAGCAGAGATTTCTCCATCTCAATCTTTGCAAGGAGCTATTCAAGCTGTACCGCATACGTCTGTTCCTCCAGAGCTAGAGACATACATTCGCCAAGTCAATGATGATTTTCAACGTGGTAGTGTACTTGCTCCGTTCACACGAGGCGAGGCTACACGCGCAACAGCGACAGAGATTACAGCATTGGCTTCGTATAGTTCTTCTGAGATTGGTCGTTTGGCAAGAGAGCGTGATGCAATGATAGAGTATGCATCATCCGTATATATCAGCATGATGAAGATATTTTTGCAAGATGAACCAGATGTTGTGGTAATAAATGGAAATCCTGAAGTTGTTCGGTCCGATGATTTGGATGGTGATTTTAGTTTTTATGCGCTTGATGCAGGAGCGACTCCTGTTTCAGAGGCTGTAAAGAAACAAGATTATTTACAATCGATTGGTACATTGATAGAACTTGGTGTTCCACAACAGAAAGTATTACAAGAACTTGTTCGTAAACTAGATCTTCCAGAAGATTTTTTAGAAACACAAGTTGAAGGTATTCAAGATTTGGCACAAACAACAGGCCAACCATCCCCCACAGCTACGATTGAACAGGGAGTACAAGGCTCCCCACAACAAGTAGCACAAGTTTTATAGGAGATAATATGTCTATTCCACAAGATTTAATGATGCAAGCAGATGCGATTGGCGCAGGTATGGATGCTGCAAACCAACAAGGTATGCAGATGATGGCTCCCCAAGGAAAGTATTCTGCACGAGCAATGAATGCTTTGGTTGCGGTGCTCAATGATATATTGCCCATGATGCAAGAACAACCTTATCCAGAGTTTACAGAAGATCAAGTAATGTTTCCACAAGACTTGATGCAAGTGTTGATGGCAATAATGACGATTGCAGAACAAGCTGGTATTCCTGTAGAGATTTCGTTGTCAGAAGTTGTATCGGATGCAGATGTAGCAAAGTTGGTAGCGTTATTGAAACGCGCAGTAAACGATAAAAAATTTAAAGATTTTCTTGCAGGTGGTGAAGAAGAAGAAGTCACTGAAGAAACAACAACAGAAGAACTTCCTCTTCCAGAAGGTGGAGAAATGGAAGTATCAGATGAAGAACTTTTTGCTAGTAGAATGAGGTAAATATGTCAGAAGAAAATAATGTAGAAACACCAGCTGAAGCAGTATCAGAGGACACTTTTGCAGTCTCTGAAGAAACAGTTGTAGAACAAAAACCATCTCTTGATAACTATAAGGATGACTATGACAAACGAGTGGATGCTTTATTGGCTCGTTATGAGGCCGAGAAAAAAGGAGAAGATCCTCCAGAACAAGAAGGACTGCGCGAAGGAGAATCTTGGGATTCGTTGTTTCAGCAAGCTGATGAAAACAGTCAAAGGGCAATGCAACAACTGAGAGCAGACTATACACGTAAGACACAAGAGTTGGCTCAAGAACGTAAAGCATTGGCTGAAGAAGCGCAAAAGATAGAAGCTATGCGTATGAATCTTCAGGAAAATGCAGCATACAAAGCGATTCAAGAAGCAGCACAAGAAGATGCAGGAGATTTTGATCCCTATGATACAGAGTCTTTTCAAAGATATGTAAATAAGATTGTGGCTGAACGTTTGCAAGCAGTTCTCCAACCTATGGCAGAACAACAGATGAAAGCCCAGGCACAAACAAAAGTACAAGCGTTTATGGCCGAGCATTCTGATTTGACAACAGATGAAGGACTAAAAACAGAAGTACGTCAAACATTATTGAACAACGAAAGTTTGTCACTACAAGATGCATATTGGATTGTGAAAGGCAGAAGAAGTCATTCTGCTACAGAGAAACAACAAATGGAAGAGTTAGCGTTTAAACAAGCAGCAAAGGCATCAGGATTGAAAGTAGGTATGGGACAGAATAAAGGAATGACTGTACCTTCTGGAGCAGGAAAGATGAAAGCAGCAGACTTGTACCAACATTTATTGAAACAAAAGAAATAAATATGTTATACATTATAAATAATCGCATGTGGATTCCCCTTAATGGACACGTTGAAGCATCTCCCCTCACGAGGATACGAGAGCGATAAAACCAAAGAAACCTTTAACGTAGGAGGCTATTGTGCCTATACAACCGGATATACTCGCGTCAACCCTGCGTATCTTAAAAGATCGTGAGGTAGACAATACATTTAAAAACATTCCTCTTCTTGATGCTATTCGTTCACATGGAGCAGTTATTGAGAGTGATGGTGGTAGCAAGGTAAACTGTCCCGCTATCATGACTGAACATTCAATGATTACTCAGCTGTCCTCTGGATATGAGTCTGTGAATCTTGCAGTCAAAGATCCTCTTCGTCAAACTGAATATAATTGGTGTGATTTTATTGCTCCTGTTGTAATCACTGAGAAAGAACAACTTACCAACAAAGGCGACCGCGCTGTAATCAATCTTGCTGAAGCACGTTTGAAGTCTGTAATGGGCATGCTACAACGTGAGTTCTGTAAGCAAGTTGTAGCAAACGATTCTACAGTATTGACTGAAATGGAATCTTTGTCTCCAACTCGTACTAATGGTTGGTTTGCATGTCAGCCATTTGGAGATCAAGTCACAGGCCAAGTTGGTGGATTGACTCGTTCTACATATACACAGACATTCCAAAACCAATATGTTGATTGCCCTTCTGCTTTCCCTGCAGCAGGTCTTTCACAAGCAGAGCGTCTTTTCCGTTCTATGAGCAAGTTGTACATTGATACACAAGTATATGCTCCAGAAGGAGAAGTTGACATTATTCTTATGTCTCCTCGATGCTATGAACTTTACAAGAATAGCTTGTTTGCACAAGAGCGATACACATCTATTCAAGAAGAACGTGACATGGCCGGAAAGCTAGGACTTATGTTCAATGGTGCAAAAGTTTATGTTGAGCCTAATCTTGGATTTTCGTTTGTTCAGACTGACTTAAATACAGGTGCTGCTGAAAATATGGACGGAACACCGATTACATTTGGTACTACTCCTTCATCGGGAGAATACTCTACTGATGGTAATAACTATGGTACAATCGATGCAATGTTCTTGAACAGCAAGTTGTTGTCTTTATACTTTGATCGTGATGCTTATTTTGAAATGGGTGAGTTCGAGCGCATCTCTGGATATGCAGCAATGGCAGCAAACATCATGACTCGTACTCAGTTGGCTACAGCAAACTTGTCAGGACATGGTATTTTGATTAACGCATTTGCTACAATAAACTAATAGAGGTGAAACATGGCTACTCAAAATTTATTACAACGATTAGACACAGCAGCAGAAACTACAGGTTCTTCTGTAAATGTTTCTGATCGTAGAATCGAAGAAGTATTTATTTGCGCAGAAACAAATGGTATTGCTAGTGGTGATTGTGTTGCTCTTGACCTTTCTCAAACTGACAACTCCGATAAGGTATTGAAAGTTGTAAAGGCCAATACAGGAGCTGGAGCTACCATTCTTGCGATTGGTATTGCTCTTGAAGCAGCATCAAACGGAGATAACATTCGTGTATGTGTTCGTGGTATTTGCAGTGCAAACGTTGATGCAAACATTGCAGCAGGTAATCGTTTACAGGCGGGTGCTACAGACGGTCGTTTGTTTGCAGCTGTTGATATCGATGAAGCTAGTACTTCTGTGATACCACAACTTCCGATTGTTGCATATGCAGTTGGAGCAGAGGCCAACAACGTAGCAGACGTATACGTTCTTCCTCAGTTTTAATCCTACCCATAGTGTTCGTGGGGCTAGGCTATCATTTGATTCCTAGCCCCTTTTTACAGGAGACAACATGAATCTTGCTGACATAAGACAATACATTGCCAACATTATTGACTATGATCCTTCTACAAACAAGGAGTATACAAAGCAGATTGATGATATAGTGAACCATCATTATCGTATGTTGTTTTCTACAAAAGAGTTTACGTTTGCGCAAAGAGAGCGCAAGATTACTGTATACACAGATGTGACTGTAGAAGC